GCAGTTCTTGCTCCCGCCTCAGCAGCCATAGCATACTCCCCTATAACTGGGACTTCCGTGAGCATACTAGCCACATTAGCTGCAGCTGTGAGTGGGCCCGAAATAGTGCCATCTGGATCATCATATTCATCAGATTGTAAAGCACCAATTGTAGTGGGTCCCATCAATCGTACATCCTCAGCCCATGCATAAACTCCAATAGTGATACCTGTGCCTGAGACACCATTAGCTGAACGCAAGGCTGCATATTGGATAATTTGAAGAACTCCCATAGCATCAAAATTAGCTATAGATGTTGCTTCAAGCCAATTTCGTGGCCACAAAAAAGGTAAAACCATTTCAGCAGTTGACATTGTTTGAGGTTCAAGATAAACCCCAGGTGTCTGGGAAAAAGATATTTGATCCACAGAATTAAGGAAATCAGACCGCTTACCTCCGAGTGGGAACCAACAGGCACGTGCACTACCATAGTAAAAAGGTGAAGCATTAATCACAAACTTTAGGTGCAATCTACACGATATCTTACCGTAATTTTGCAATTTCAACTTAATTAATGGATTATTAAAAAATAATGTCCATGGATTGAGACTCGTAGAAAGTGTACCTGATTCTGGCCAATTAATACTAGCTATGCGCACAGGACGACTAAAGAAATCCCCTAATCCTCCCGTAACATCGGCATCTGCATCATAATCACCTGCGTACATATCGCCCATAATTAAACGTTGCGATAGAGCTTCATCCTTAAAGACCATATTTTCAGTTCGAACTACCTCAGTAGTTGTATTTTCAGTATCTGTTTCTTCCATTAATTGCACGACAAAATGAATAGCCTTTTTCCGCTCCTTTGCAAGATGACGCTCAACATACGACCTATCACGCTGTTTTTTATTTTTCTTAATTCTACGGTGAATTCCACATTTGAACTCAGCATCTATCGGTTCTTCATTCTGATTATTATAATCCCACAGGACAAAATTATCATTATCAATATATTGTTGTAGAGAATATGGTGGGCTAACTAAAGAGGTATTCTCAACCACCTCCATAGTATCATTACCACAAAAGGGAAAATGTTTATTGCAAAGCATATATACTCTTATTGTGCTATTATGCTCATTAAGCACAAGAGTTTTTGAGTCATTGGGAATCAGCCTACCCTTTCCTAAAAAGGAACTTTGGGGAACGCCCCTGCGGATTTCGCTTCGGTCCCTCGCACTAACTTTACAGACTCATAAGTCAAGTGCTGGTAACTACCGAAATACGGCTACATTTTGGTTTAATGGACATTATAGCTTATGCCCAAGTTTTCCACTTAACATCGTGGACAGATGCCATCTGGATAAATATCCTTAGAATCTTCCACATAACTAGCCAATATATCATCATATGTTGGAAACTCTCGATGATAATATGGTTCTAAGTCATATTTTTCCAGAATTTCTAAAAACATGCAGCGTTTTTCTTCAAAAACCTGTTTGCCATAGAAAAAATACTCCCATAAAGCCGTGTTCATACGATCAACCGCATCTTGTTCTTCACACTTGTCGCTTGACGGGATATAACACAAAAGCATTTTAGCAATTGAATCATGTTCCAATGGAGCTACGTGATGTCCAATTATTTCATCGAAACGCCACGTCCGCTTAAGAAAAGCTACATCTTTTATTCTCACAAAAGGAACAGATTCAGCTTCTTTATCTGCCATAGTGTAAACTACACCAATTGTAGCTAACTTTTCCACCAAAACACCATGATGGAAATTTCCAATACAAGTATCAATACCCATAATGTTATCGTCTCCATAAGTCATCAAACGCACATGTTGTTTGAAATTAGAGAGTGGATTGCCAGCAAGAGCCCAGCTATATCGTGTATATAGTGAATTTACTAAGCCATT